TACACCCGTAAGTTGGCTGAACAGCTGAACCGATCCTACCAAAGTGACAATCTCCTTATCATGGAGGACCATCCCAGACTGGTGGAGAAAGTAAAGAACGTGAAGCTAAACCAAGGCAAGCACACGCTGTTGTTTGTGCAACACCGTGTCAAGCTGAAGAAGTTCGAGGACATCCTGAAGAGGACCAAGTACTACGACAACTTCTCTAGAGGCTATCACGAATCAGTGACTGGCACTTGGCGACATCCTGTAAAGTCTCGATCCTAGAATCCCTGCGACACAATTTTTTGTACTGTTTCTTGCTGGTGCTCCACTCGGTGCCCGTCCACCACTGAAATCCAACATAGTTGGCCTTGTACTCTGATGATCTCTCGTAGCCCGATCCCATGTAGAAGTAGCCCACGTGGTTGTTGTAGGCCCACTGCAATTCAAGGTCCAGCGTGATGTCGGACACAGGCACAGTGTTGGCGTGTATCACTGACTCCAGTCCGGCAAGGTCCGGGTAATCATTGATGCCGACGTAGTTGTCCTCCATGTAGGCATAGCGTTTCTGTTTGGTGAATCCTATTATGTTGTCGGCCTCCCCGATATAGAACAGCATGAACTGATCACGCTCGTGGTAGTGTGCAAAAGGGTCGTAGTCCGCGCCAAAATTTTTACGTTTCATGTACAGCCTGTAGATGTGTGGCAGTCCCAGCAGTTTGACCATCTCGCTGGCCTCGATCACTTTGACCCCTATCTCCTTGCCCTTCCACTCGTGACGTTTGTAGCGTGGCTTATACTTCTGCATGTCTATGCGTGTGCTACGACTCTGGTACCACACTTCACGCAGATCCGCCACTGGATAGTCCTGCGCCAGCCAACCGCGGTCCAACATTTCTGGTTCCTCCTGTGGATCAATGATGGCCATGGGCCTGCATATCACAAGATCTTGGTGTTCCTGTTTGCCGTGGGTGTGGTCAAAGAGCAGTTCCATGTTGATATTTAAGGTCATGCAAAAGATGACTTGCAGTCATCTGAAACTTCGCTACGCTCGTTTCCTTTTTTTTAAATTTACGCTGTACACACTAAAGAACTGAAAAACGCATTTACGCATATGCGTACCCTGTGGTAGATGAGCAGTCACAATTCTGCTATTACTAGCAGAACTGATCGGAACCCTGTGGTGAGTTCGCAGTCACTATACATCGCTACTTGCGTCGGGCGGTTGTGCTGTACCCGTTTGCTCATTCTGTTACAACGCGAGCCTACCAAACCCTTGTATAATAGTTTTTGGTAAACTTGAGGATTATCTTTTTCTAAGAGCCCCATCATTTTGTATGGTGCATCAAGTGATTCACTTATCCCGTTATCCGGTGCATTTCACTGCTCACTGAGAAGATGCTATGTTTGCCTGTTGGGAAATTTGTTTGCCTGGTGGAAGGATGCTGTTGCCCTTCACTACTATATAACACGCATAAAAAAGTCTGTCAATGTTCTTGAGTTTAAATACCACTATGCAATGGACACACCAAGGGAAAGACATTTTAGTATTACCAGAGGACTGTGTGGGTTTCGTTTATTTGATAACAAACACAACCAACGACAGGATGTACATAGGCAAGAAACTTGCGAAATTCAAAAGATCCAAGGCACCACTAAAGGGCAGACGCAACAGACGTAGGTACAAGGTCGACAGTGACTGGCAGGACTATTATGGTTCCAGCGATGAACTGACCATAGACATAAAGAGACTTGGTGCGGAAAACTTCAAGAGGGAGATATTGTTCTACTGCAAATCAAAATCAGAACTATCATACGTGGAGGCACGAGAGCAGTTTGCTCGGAAAGTGCTAGAGACCAACGATTACTACAACGGTCACATACGTGTCAGGGTACACGGCAAGGGTATATTAAAAGGATGATACCCATCAAAGGTTACAGCACCTTCCAACCACTTAAACACTGTATTGTTGGTCGAGCAACTTCACCAGAAAACGTAGCAGAACCCTTAAAGGAAGTAATGAACAACACCAAGGAGGACTTAAACAACTTGGTCAAAACACTTGAGTCGATGGATGTTGTGTGTTACAGGCCCAACATTGAAAGTACCACACAGCGGCCACCTATATCTCCTAGGGACTATTTTATAGCGTTGGGCGAAAAATTATTTGTGGGCAAAGTCGTAGCTGGGTACAAGGATATTTTAAAATCAATAGATCGTGAGAAAATAAAATGGTGTGTGGGAAATGATATTTCAAGCGGCAACATGGTACGTTGTGGCAATCATGTACATTGGGATATCAGTAAACATGTTGAGCACAGAATGGAAAAAGAGATACTGCAATGGTTAAGTGAAAACAAGTATAAAGTGTCCATAACCAGGCACGGTTGGCACATGGACGGTGTTTACAGCATATTGAAACCGGGTGTAATAGTGGCTTCTCGAGACCTGCCCGAACTAGAAACAATTTATCCAAAATGGGATATCTGCTATCCAACCGCAGAGCAAGTGCAGAAACCAATACAGCACGATTGGGGAGGTGACTACAAAGAAAGCAACTACGACGTAAACATACTGTCAGTCAATGAAGAGAACTGTATAATTACGAAAGAAAACAAGGTGTTGTTTAACTTTCTGGAAAAAAACAAAATAAATCCCATTGTATCTGAATTCAGAGACAAGCAATTCTGGGACAACGGTATCCACTGTGTCACACAAGATCTATACAGAGAAGGCGAGATGGAAGATTACTTCCACGATTAATCACAAATAAAAAACCCCCAACCAAAGATAGCCGAGGGCTTTAAATTTATAATTGTTGACGAAAATTACGCCGCTGTTTTTGCCGCGTTTTTAACTTCTTGAATTTCTTTTCTTCTTGCTTTGATCAACTTTGATAATTCAGCAAGTGCTTTTCTGGCTCTTGTTGCTGAAGCTTTTACACCTTTTTCAACAAACTTACCATTCTCTTCTGAATAAGTTTGAATTGCTGTCATTATACTTTCATGTGTTTGTGACATATTTGTCCTTCCTTTTAGTTGCTGTACGATAAGATTAATTAACGTCGGTAGTTATAACCTATATAATTAATTAACATATGTTACATTTAAGCACACAAGATGTGGTTTCGTCAATAGAAAAATCACCATTGATGGTAAAACAAGGTATAGCTTACCAAGAGTACCAAAATTTTTTTGGTAATAAAATATTAAAAGAAATCAAAGACATAGAAAAAATGACAATAGTAAAGTTAGAAAAACAACACCACATGCCAAGAAACAGGATAGATTATTCGGAGACATTGATGAAAAAACTTAAAATTTTCTTTTGCAACAGCAAAATTACAAAGGCACTTGAAACAAAATTCAACACGCCGTTGCGATGTGAAAGCGTTGACATCTGGTTGGACGGTGCAGGTTATTATCTATCTCCACACACCGATGATCAGAGGATAAAACTTGCCTTGCAGATTTATCTAGGCACAGAAACAAATGTGGGAACATCATTGTTCGACGGGGACAACAATGTGATAAAGACATTTCCTTATATATTGGATTCTGGTTATGCACTGTTGAACAATGCTGTCAGCCTGCATGGCACGGAAGGAACAGTTGCCAAAAACGACCCACGTAGGAGTTTGTATGTTAGATATATCTAATTTAACGATAAAAAAATTGCAAAAGAGAGGCCATCTAGACACCGTGTTGATGCCTGTACAGGACGAACACTTGTCCACACTGAAAAAATCATGGTATCATGATCCGCAAGAAAGCATTGGGCACAATGAATTTGTTGAAAAGGCAAGTGGTTGGTTTAGGTCCACGAAAATTAATGATTTACAAGGATGGGATAAGTTTCCCTGTGTTGATGTGATAATGGGTTGCACTCACTTCATAGAGAGTCTGGCCAGCAAACACAAATGGAACATACAGGTGCTTGGAAAAGAATACGCCTACTACACGGTTATGGGCAAAAAACACACCGATCCCGGGAACCTTGAGCCCGGAAAACCCCTTATAGTGTCTTTGCCAAACTACTTTTACGGCAACAGGCCAGCCTGGCAAGCAGTTCTAAAGGAGTGTGAACAGAAGGGCATCGACATACACATTGATTGTGCTTGGGTCACAGCCGCGAAAGGGTTTGACTTCAACTTCGATCATCCTAACATAAAATCCTTTGCCATGAGCATGTCCAAGTACAATTTCACTTGGAACAGGATAGGGTTGAGATGGTCCAGACAGCGTACAATGGATTCGTGTTCTATGATAAGTGCCCAAAGGAAATACAACGAGTTGACCACGGCATGTGGATCTTTCATGATGGACAACATACCCAGGGACTACGGATGGGAAAAATATGGAAAAATAAATCAACAAATTTGTGATAAGTTAGGCCTTCAACCAACCATGTTCTTTTACGTGGTCAAAGATAAAGATGATAAACTGTATTCTATTGGAAAACTACTTGGAGATATTAAACTATAATATCAACATCATTTGAATAATTGGTAAAACCATTCTCTTTTATCACTTTCAATACAGAGTTGACTCGAGATACCAGCTCGTCCTTGTGAGATATTAAGAAAATATTTTTATTTTGAGTCCGCGCCATGTCTTTTAATACTGCCATTGCGGCTTCCACACCCGATGTGTCCATTCCTGCATCTATAAGTTCATCAATGAACAGCAAGTTGATCTGTTGATACAATCCTTCCCACACGTCTCTGAACGCCCAACTTAAACTTAGGATCAATCTGTTTCTTTCACCTCTACTCAAATTGTCAAAGTCAAGTTCTCTGCCAAGTTCTTCTATTTGCACAGTGAGATCACTTTGGAAAACAACTGTGTGTGGCAGTTTCACTTTGCTCAGATACACAGCAAGTCTTTGGTTCAAATATGTTAAGTTCTGTTCTATAATCTTTGTTCTTAAAAAACTGTCTTTAGCAGTCAACAGTTTGTACAAAAACTCTTGGTGTCTGTACAAGTCTTCTAGTTCGTTGGCTCTTGTGAAATCAACTTTTTGTATAGCACTTTTGTTGAGCTCTTCAATTTGTTCTTGATATGGGTTTTCTTTTGTTTCAGTTTGTGTCAGTTGACGTTTAAGATCATTCAATGATGCCTTGTGATTGTATGCTTCATCTAGTGTGTCATAGTACGTGTCTGGTGTGTTGCCAAGATCACCTATAGCATCAATGTCTTTTTGTATTTTGCCAAGATCATTTTTTAGTTTGTTACTGTAATCTTCATTTTCAGTAAGTATAGTTTTTAGTTTATCCACTAGATGTGTGTGTTTGTCATCATGCAGGTCCTGTTCGCAAGTAGGACATTTAGCATCTTTGGCATATTCTATGTCTTTTTTAGTTTTGTCTACGTTAGCATCTGCCTGGGTAAATGAATTTTCATGATAAGATTTTTCTTTCTGTAAACTCACTAATGCTTTAGAATCTTCTGTGTGTTTTGATAATTTTTTGTGTGCTTCTATTTCTTGCTTGATATCAACTTTTTCTAATTCTTCTATTGCTTCTTTAAATTTTTCAGTGTCTTGATCTTTTTGAGTCTCCCAAGCACTGCTTCTCAATTTTATTGTTTTGATTGATCCTTCTATTTTTTCATTGCTGTCAATCACACTGTCCAGTCTATATTTTTCCGATATCAATTCGTCTTTGTTGCTTTTCATTTGTGATTTCAGCATTTCTGCTTTTTCTGAAAGGATTGTGATACCAAGCAACTGTTCTATAATTTCTCTTTGTTCTGCTTGTTTTGTGGCTAAGAACGGCTGTGTGTAAGTGTTCAGTGCAATTATATTTTTAAACATAGAATGAGTCATACCAATCAACTTGTTTATTTCGGCCTGTGTTTCTCTGTTTTCGCCCTGTGCTTCATTGCTCTCACCATCTTGTTCTACATCATTAATGTAAAATTTTAAAGTGGCTGGTTTTCTGCCTCTCTCAATAGTGTATGTTACACCGTTTTTTTCAAACGTGATAGATACCACCATACCTTTATTGTTGGTTTTGTTGACCAAGTTGTCTTTTCTAATCTGTGTCAGTGCGTCACCAAAAAGTGCATAACTGATTGCATTTATAATTGTTGTTTTACCCGTACCATTTCTTGCACCAGCGTCATCACCGCCCATATCTATATTCTCACCTAGCACTAGCACTAGATGTTTGCCCTCAAAGTTTATGGCCTGAGTTTGATTGCCCACTGATAGGAAATTTTTTACCGTTAAAGTTTTAATTGTTAACATCTAAATTGCTATAAATTGCCATTAATATTTTTTTATCGTATGTTTGCGAATCCACACTCTCTAACTGTTTTACCACAATTTGATCTACTGAATCGAATTTTTCTACTGTAGCAGTGGTCTGTTTAGATTGATCTATCTGTTCCGGAATCAGTTGTAATTCTCTCAAACCATATTTGTCAATGAATGTTTCTCTAATAAAGTTAGCTTCTTCGTAAGAAATCTTTATGTCCATGGTCACTCTCACATACATTTTTTTAGACAGTAATCGATCAGGATCTGCTAACAGCTGACTAATTTTATAATTTCTGTATTTTGGCATGTCCGGCCAGTTGATGTATTTGGGCTCACCGCCGTGTTCCAGTATCATCATGCCTCGTTCGTCATCGCCTGCGTCTGCGAAGTTATGAGGAAATGCGTTGCCCATGTAAGTTATGTTGTTCCTTATCTGTCTTTTGTGGAAGTGTCCTGTAAACACATACTGTTGATTCACAAAGTGTTCTGCTTTGATGCCACCCACGTCCGGCATCTCTACCATGGCATTCATTTTAAAATAAGGAATCTCAAAGTGTCCAAATATGTATTTCTGTTTCATTTGAGGAATACGTTTCCATTCATCCTGCACGATCCATGGAATAATTGCCACATCTTCTGTTTCAATCCAGTTGTTTACAATAGTAACATTAGGAATATTTCTAACAAATTCCATAGAGTTAATTTCTCTTTTGTCTCGGTAATACAAATCATGATTACCCATTATCACGTAAACTTTTTCAAACGCCTTACCCAGCCTCTCCATATTAGAAACAGTGTAGTTCATGGTAGAAACGTTTGTTGCTGATCTATGATGATGCCAGTCTCCCAGGAATATACAGGTCTCACAACCTTCTGCTTTGGCTTGTTCTATAAACCACTTTATAAATTCTTCACAGTCATTATTATGAACTCTGGAATTGCCTTTTAGGCCAAAGTGGATATCTGTAAAACAGGCTACTTTCTTGAAAAACATCCGTTTTTTTCTCTTTCTTCTTCTAGTTCATCTTGTTTAGCTCTTATTTTTTCTGCACTTACGTTTTTATATTTTAACATAGAATAGTCTTTTTTGCCAGTTTTTTTGTAATGTCTGTTAAACTTCTTCATGGAATCTTTTGTTGCAACTTTTACTGATTTTGTTTCTTCTACGATTCTTTTTTGTTGTCTAGCAATTATCTCACTCAGCTGTCGTGTCATGGAAGGCATCAGGTTGTTCTGTTCCATTATATCATCTCTGATATTTTGATTCTTTTTTTCAATGTTTAATATTCTCGTGAACGAGTTTGTGATCGCCGCGGTGTAGTAAGCAAATGGATTTTCTGATTTGGATTCGTCAAATTGTAAACCTATTTGGCTCAATTGCATCAGTGCCTGTGATTGCATTTCGTCATTGTAGGTATAGCCTCTCCAGTTGCTTCTAGTACCATATCTCTCACACAGCTTCATGTACATCTGTGCCAACACGGTAGTTGTGTTTCCGTGAGTCAGAGAGAACTTCCCGTTACTCATGCCGCCCACCCAATGCGATTTGCCTACGCAGGTTGTTTTTCCCTTTTTATCAATGCGGTAGTGTTGGAATGGAGGAAAGTTAACTTTAGTATGCTTGTCAGCTACAGTTTTAGGATTTTTTTTCCTTAACAGATCTTCCGGAACATGATCAAAATTCATTACACGGAATACAAGATCAGTTTTATCTATCTGTCTTGGAGACACCTCGAAATCCGACATTTTTAATTTATTTTTCCGGCCCGCTTCTATTTTAGCTTTTTCCCATGCCTGCTGGGTCAATCTTTTAGCCCTTAACTTTCTAGCTTGAGCAACAGTATTTTTATTGATACTTTTAACATCCTTGACAATGATATCGTAATCGCTGTCTTCTGGAGACACATAAGAACAATAGGTGTTTTTACTTAGATGTATCTGGCGCAACATGTCACGATTGTTTAGATAGTTCACTCTTTTCATAATTTACTTTCTTTGTTAACTTAAATGAATTTGAAATGACCACAAACAGGTCTGTTGAAATGTGTGCTAAAACTGTGCCGTACTGTTAATTAAATGCGCCTATTATTATGCCTATAAATATTGTTTATTATACAACAATTTTTATGACAACACAACCGCAATCACCAAATGAAAAAACACTAGGTAAAGCAGTGGGTCAAGCGGCTTCCAATGTGTTCAACAGAACACTAGGTCGTCTGTTTGGAGCCGGATTGAACAAAGGCGCCGCCAAGGGTAAATTTGGCGGAAACCCAAACACTGCTCGTTGGACTACAAGAAGTGGCAGTACAGACTGGAGAGTGAAAATTACCATCCCATCTCAATCTGATCTCCTTGCAGACTTTTTTGGCGATGCCTCCAACAAAGAGGCTAATGGAGTCAGTTACAAAGTAATGCAACCACTTGCCAAAACTAACGGTGTAATATTTCCAATCACACCATCAGTGATCATACAGCACACTGCAAACTATTCACAACTGGCCACAGCTCATGCAAATTATCCTTACTATGCTTACCAAAATTCAGAACCCGCAAACATGACCATTGTGGGAGAGTTTCCGGTACAGAATCAATCAGACGCCGCTCATTGGGTGGCCACCATACATTTCCTTAGAGCCGTAACCAAAATGTTTTTTGGTGGAGAGGACCCCACTCGAGGAAATCCTCCGCCAATTCTAAAACTGAACGGGTATGGAAATCATGTGTTTAAAAATATTCCTGTGATCGTGACCAACTTCACATGTGAATTGAGAGCAGACGTAGATTACATTGCTACATCTCAGGGTCCTAAACTTACAAACGCCCCCGACGCTGTTACTGGTTTTCAAAATCAAGGTTCGATCGGTCCCAACAGTAATATACCAGAAACATGGGCGCCTAGCTTGAGCACAATCACAGTACAACTACAACCGGTCTATTCAAGAGACACAGTCAAAAACTTTTCAATGAAAAAATTTGTTTCTGGAGAGTTACACAATTTTGGCCAAACCGGTAAAAATGCTGATGATGGGGTAGGATTCATTTAATGGCCAATTATTCAAACACATCACCTTATTTTAACACAACAGAAAACAACATCAGTCTTGATTTCTTTGTGCCAAGAACAATCACGGCAGACACCGACGATGTGGTTTACACCATTGATAGAATATATGCATACAGACCAGACCTACTGGCATATGATTTGTATGGCTCTCCGAGACTTTGGTGGGTGTTCGCTCAAAGGAATCCCGACGAAATAGAAGACCCAATTTATGATTTTGCTCCCGGAGTCACAATTCAATTGCCAAAATTAAGCAATCTGAAAACTGATTTAGGAATCTAAAATGGAAGACAAAACAATTAAGAATAAAGCAGGAGCTAGCCAAATAGCTCCCGAAGGTTTTGTTGAAGACAATAAGCTACACAAGTATGCGTCTTACAATTATGTTTTTACTCTGTCTGCTCTCAGCAGGGCAGAATTACAGGACCCTAATCAAATATTAAAGAATGCACCACATGACATCGTTGCTCGAACAGGCGGCATAGGAGACAGTAGAAAATTTAGCTCGCCCAATGATGGTATCTTCACAACGGAAACCGGTGACGCGGGCCAGGCCGTGACGATAGCTAAACAAGATAAATTTTTCACCGAAAAAGCAGAATTCGCTAAAGGCATCCTTAAAAAAAATAGAGACATATATTTTCAAAAGGTAGAGATTGATAGTAGGCCTTGGTTTAACCAACAAAGAAAACTAATGAACTTCACTGGAATTGAAATGATTTTGACCGAACCCACCGGTATCAGTCTTTGGCAAAAACTTAGGGCCGCGGCCGCAAACAACGCTTTTGTTAATCATTTAAATGCACCATTCTTGTTGACTTTGGAATTTAAAGGATACAAAAGCAACGGAGAGCAAGTTACAGATGCATCATTGTCAAGACGTTTACCTATAACTCTTACTAAATCCAACATGCAGTTGAACGCCGGGGGAGCCACATACAATTTAACAGCAGTACCATTCACAGACTTCGCCAAAAATAATGCTTTTTTATATACTCGTGGTACGGGAGAGATTAAAGGGTCGGGAGCAAGATTAGATACCTACCTGACAAATTTTGCTGATAGCCTAAACAAGAATATGCAACAGGAAGTTGAAAATGACATTAGAGAGTATCCAGACACTTATCGTATCACTGCCGATGCCAGCATTGGAGAAATTGGCACAGCTGATTATGAGAACCTGTATCAGGCTACAGCAATGAGGTTGAAGCAATTAAAATCGGCGACGTACAAATCAAACCAATCAATTTCAAAAATCCTAGAAGACTTTGTAAAACAGTTTCCTAAGTATTCTAACATTAGTAGACTAGTTGAAACCTACTGGAAAGATGTATCTTTTGCTAATAGTAGTGATTATGATCGAGCTCCAACACCGTGGGTGCCTTGGTTTAAGATTGCTTCAACAGTGACAGTTCATAAAGAGTTTGACAAAAGATTGAAATCACACAGAAGGACCATTCATTTTCATATCAAGCCTTTTTCAATTCACGTGGCCAATTTTGCTCGTGCTGGACTGGGCGGATTTGCGAGTTGGTCAGAAACCGTGAGAAAAGTTTATAATTACATATACACAGGAAAAAATTTAGATATTCTTGATCTTGATATAGATTACAATAGTTCATACGCTCTGTCCACGCTGGTTGTTAGCAATCCAACTAATATTGTAAAGAAAGTTATTACTAACACATTTAAAAAGGTTTTGAGATATTTTGGGAATGATGATTTTCCTGAACTTGATTTGCCAGTGCAAGAACACCCAACAGCCAGCCGAACAACAAGTGACAGCGTTACAGATCTGGAAAAAGGACAAGCACAAGTTCAAGAATTTTATGATTTCTTAACCGATCCCCAGGGAGACATGGTTGTAATTGACATGCGAATAATGGGAGACCCGGCATTTATTGGACAAGATCTATTCCTGCCATTGCCAACACCTGACGAGAGTGGATTTTATAATGCAGTGTCTCGAGTAGGGGCAATCAAGGGCTTTGATTGGGACGCACAAATTGGAGCATTTAATTTTGACAGTGCAGAGGTTGGTGTTAGATTAGATTTTGTATTTCCAAGCGACTTTGATGAGAACAAGGGATTATACACATTCAGTCAAGGAGAGACGCCACAGTTCTCTGGACTATATAGAGTAAATGGAGTAAGGAGTGTGTTTGACAATGGACAATTTACTCAAAACTTAACCATGAGCAGACACATGAATCAATATAAAACAGGCGACGCTTTTAAATACACACACGATAAACAAGGCAATGAAATCGTCAAAGCAAAAGTTATTACTAATGAAACACCAACAATCGAAGATACGGTAGCATAATGGCAAAAACTTCTCCATTCGGTAATACAAAGAACGTAGGCAGAGATGAGTCCTACACAGAGATCAATCCAGGCCCGTATGTTGCTATCGTAAAGGACAACATAGACCAAACCAAAATGGGAAGATTGAGAGTGTTAATTCCATCTCTCAGTTCATCCAGCGAGCCCTTTGACAGTGAATTAATCACAGTGGAATACTTGCCTCCATTCTACGGAGCAAAAAGTCCAGAATCTGTAAGGCCATCTAATGTAACCAGTTATGCCGATTCACAACATTCCTATGGTATGTGGATGGTACCACCAGACATTGACACCAAAGTATTGGTAACTTTTGTTGAAGGTAAAATTTCACAGGGCTATTGGATAGGTTGTGTGCAAGAACCTTTTGTGAATAACATGGTTCCGGGTATCGCTAGTTCCACAGACACATTTACTCCCATAGCAAACACTGGTGGTTATGATGAACCAGTTACAAGTTCAAATTCTAAAGTTGGAATTTATGGTGCAGAAAATTTGCCTGCAGGCGAAGTCAACAGAGGCATATGGGATTCCGCATCTCAGTTAGGTTTTGATAAATTAAAAAAACCAGTACATCCTTTTGCCAACACCCTAAGAGATCAAGGTCTTGTACAAGACACAGTTAGAGGCAACACCACATCATCGGCACGAAGAGAATCGCCGAGCAATGTGTTTGGGATCAGCACACCAGGACCGGTAGATAGCAGATCTCCTAACACTAAAGATTTAGGACCCAGAGACGCCAAACAAAAAGCCAAAAATCGTAAGACCGGTCATAGTTTTGTCATGGATGATGGAGACAACAACGGTGACAACCACCTTATAAGATTGAGAACCAGTTCCGGACATCAACTGTTGATGCACGACTCAGCTGGTGTAATGTATCTGGCCAACTCTGAAGGCACAGTGTGGATGGAATTTTCCAACAACGGCATGGTAGACGTGTATGCCCAAACAGGATACAATTTAAGGTCAGGCGCAGATATTAACTTCCATGCAGAAGGCAATATCAATATGTACGCAAACAAAAATATTAAAATTAAAGCCAACGAAAAGACAGGTAGTGTCAGTATTGATGCAGGCAGAGACATTAAGCAAATTGCAGAAGGTCTTATAAGATTTCAAGGTCAACATATCTATTCCAAAGCATTTGGAGATATTGCCGCCGACGCAGGTTCAAGCAATATTCAACAAGGTAAATCTGTCGCACATATGGTTGGTGGACAAGTACACCTAAACGGCATTGGTGTAACAAATTTAGTTCCTTCGATGTTTAGAACCAATTTCACACAACCAGGTGGTACAGGTACAGCTACAACAGACTATCCAGATGTATCTTTAAAACCAGTAGGATCAGTGTACGAAGTAGACAGAGCACTCCGAGGCATGAGTGGAATGAGAATACCTACTCATGAACCTTTTTGGGGACATCAAGATGTTGTACCAGCGTTTGGAGCAGTGGGTGGCACAGATGTTAATGTAGGCACAGCAGGCTGGATTGAAGAGCAAAATAGAAATGCAGATTTAAGTAGTGTTAGATGGGCTCAGTACAAAGCTGATTTAGATGCTACCCTTTTGAAAGATGAAAATTTAAATAAAATAAGTGATAGTGTCATAAGCATTTTTAATGCTTCTTACAGCACAACATACAGTGTAGATACAAATTACTTCACGAGTGGTGTACAAGATTACAAAGCACTGCCAGAGTTGGTTTCTGAAACCTATCAACAACTGACGTCAGGTCTTAACACAAGTGGAAACACCTTGACAAATGTTTTAATAAATGAATCTGGAGTATTGTACACCAAAGGAACAAACAAAATTGTAAGTGTACCAAACACAAACAAAGTTTCAGGCACCTTGAACAAGGTATCTTCAACAGTAAACACAATTGGTACACTGTTGTCATCCGCAACAGGCACCAACGTTGGCACAAGTCCAATTAATACAATTAGCAATTTAACTAGAGTCACAGACACATATAAAAATGTAGTTGGTGGCAAAGTGACCTCGGTGATACAGACAGCTTCAGCAGTTAGCACAGTGGGATCAACGATTGCCAAGGTTGCCACAGTGGCTCGAAGCATAGGTTCATTTTTTAGCGGATTCAGTGATGTTAGATTGAAAGAAAATATACAATTAGTTGGCAAGTCACCCACGGGCATCAACATATATTCGTTTAAATACAAACAGCTAAATGGAACATATGAGGGCGTGATGGCACAGGAAGTTCCATGGGCAAGAGAAATGACAGACACAGGATTCTACATGGTGGATTATAGCAAAGTGGATGTTGAATTTAGGAGATTAAATTAATGGCATACGGAGACAACTCATCAGGATATAGTAAAGGTCAATCAGTTTTCAAAGGATTTAGTTCTAGAGCAGAGCAAAGCAACTTTAAACTGTATGACTTTGCTTTGATCAAGCAGAATTTAATCAACAGACTGAGCGTGAGAAAAGGTGAGAGGGTAGAAAACCCGGAATTTGGCACCATCATTTACGATGTGCTGTTTGAACCACTGACTGAAGCAATTAAACAGGCAGTAGCCGATGACATCACAAGCAATCTAAACGCAGATCCTAGACTTGAAACAGAAGAAGTTTTGGTTACCGAATTTGAGCAAGGAATCGCTGTACAAGCCACCATACGATATGTGCCCTACAATGTGGTAGAAAAACTCACATTCTCATTTGACGAAAACAGCACTCTCCGTCTATCTTAATATACACACATTATATAAACTATAAATACCCATACAAACAGTATGGCCACAACAGATAGACAGAACAAACTACTAGTTGCCGAGGATTGGCGGAAAATCTATACGTCTTTCCAACAGGCAGACTTTAAATCATACGATTTTGAAACAATTCGTAGAACCATGGTGGCCTATCTACGAGAGAATTACGCAGATGATTTTAATGATTACATTGAATCATCAGAGTACGTTGCACTGCTAGATCTAATTGCTTACATTGCCCAGTCGCTTTCGTTCAGAGTAGACCTAAATGCCAGAGAAAACTTTTTAGAGACTGCTGAAAGAAGAAACTCAGTTTTAAGATTGGCAAGACTGATTAATTACAATGCCAAAAGAAATTTGCCTGCTTCGGGGCTATTGAAATACACAGCAGTATCCACTACTGAAAATGTTACAGATTCATCAGGCACAGATTTAGCCAATGTCACGGTAGCATGGAACGATGGAACCAACGCCAACTACAGAGAACAATTTATTAATATTTTAAACGCCGCCAATGTGTCAGGTCAGACATTTGGCAAGCCACAAGAGTCAGACACCATTGGAGGTATCAAGACAGAAATTTATACGGCAAACTCCAACAACGTAGATTTGCCTATTTTTACTTTTCGTAGATCCATAAGTGGTGTTGACAGACCTTTTGAAATCGTTCCTGCAACAATACAAGATTCGGAGAGCATCTATGAGGCAACTCCTGTACCAGGTGGTGGCTTTACATATGTTTACAGAACAGATGGGGCCGGCGACACTTCTAATAACACAGGATTTTTCTCTCTGTTCAAACAAGGAACTATAGCAAACACAGAATTTACAGTAGACAAAGCAACCACAAATTTTGTCCAACCATTGAATATTAACAACATAAACAACAGCGATGTATGGTTGTATCAGTTAGATGATTTTGGACAGCTAGAATCTCTCTGGGACATGGTTCCTACAACAGTGGGCAACAATGCCATTTACAATTCACTGGCTAAAAATAAAAGAAATATTTACAACGTGATAACAAAAAATAATGATGCTGTTGATTTAGTTTTTGGTGATGGCAATTTTTCAAACATACCATCAGGTACATTTAGAAGTTATTACAGAGTTTCAGACAATACAAAATATGCTGTGCAACCTGCAGACATGACAGGGGTTACGTTTTCAATGGGATACACAGACAAAAACGGTGCCGCACAAACACTGACTGTAGCGGCTTCATTGCAACAATCTGTTTACAATTCTGCGGCGACTGAATCGTCAGCTTCTATAAAACAGAAAGCACCACAAGTTTATTATTCACAAAATAGAATGATCACTGCAGAAGATTACAATGTAGTTCCTCTGTCAGCATCACAAGAAATTATAAAAGTTAAGTCAATGAACAGAACAGCATCAGGAATATCTCGAGCTAAAGAAATTATTGATCCCACAGGTGCTTACTCAAATGTTTCTGTGTTTGCAGATGATGGCATACTATACAGAGAACAGACTCTTCCAACATTTACTTTTACGTTCAACAATTCAAATGAAATTTTAAACACTATTAATAGTTTAGTAGAAGCCAAACTAAATCAAGCCACATCAAGACAATTTTTCTATTTAAATTATGGCACCAAAGATTTAAGCACACTGTCTGCTAGTTGGGTATCTACAACTACCGGAACCAACACCAACACAGGATATTTCAACGCAGGTGGACCACTGGCAATAAGCGAGTATGCAACATCCAATTTAAAATATGCCAAAGTAGGTTCTCTTATTAAATTTACATCTCCAGACACACGAGAGTTTTTAAACGGTAAGCTGGTAACTAGCGGCACAGACAATGCCGAGGATCGAGCATGGGTTAAAATATCAGCAGTGGAGGGTGACGGATCTAATTCAGGAGAAGGAAATTTAGAATCAGGAGTTGGTCCAATCACGCTTAACAATGTTGTTCCAGCCAATGCAGTTTTATCAGCAGTATTTCCATTATTCACAAACACATTTACAACTGCTCTGAAAAACGATTTGATTGATAGAATTAATGGGTATGAAGAGTTTGGATTAAAGTACAACGAAGAAACCAGTGAGTGGACAGTAATAACGACTGCCAATCTA